TAGCGGGGCTCCCGTCGTGTCAGTGAAGAAGGGAAATGGAGATACGATGGAAGAGGACATTACTGGGACTCCTGTTTGGTTTCTGCGCCCTGTGGCACAAGGTAAGGTTTAATGAAGGCTTTAGCCTGTGGAAGATTGTTTTTATCAATAGGGCGCAACAGTTGGGCCATGAGGTCTTTGTCCGTCATCGCCTCAATCATAATTGCTCTAGCCCTTCCTGAAGGGTCGCCAGAAACTATGTTTGGCAAAAGCTCGGCCAGAGCACGAGTGGTTGTGCCAACAATTCCTTGCCGGCTTCCTTCTGGCAGAGTCTTGTACGCGATTTTGCCCAAAAACCCAAGCAGGTTGTTTGATAGCTTTTCGTTAAACTGCTCCTTCAGTGCAGTGTTTAAGCTGGTGACAGACTGCCCGGCAGAAGCACGACGGAAGCGTTCCATCACCTCCATTTGTCCACGGTAAATATCGAGCATGTTCAATTCTCGATTCCCAAGCAACACCTTGACGGCATTTCTCATGTCTGATCCTTCGACCAGCATGTTGTTGAGCTTCGAGTACGATTTTGCAAGGTCGTCCATTGTGACCGTTGCCGTTGGATCATCAATGGTCGAAACCACCTCGCCAAATCGTGTGACCTCTTTGTTAATCCACTTTCTTACTGCATTTTGAAGCCCTTCAGTGGCTTTGCCAGTGGTGTCCTTTGAAGCCAGCGCAATCAACTCCTTTGCAGCCCTCTCTGGATTATCAGACTCCATCAGAGTGTTAATTGCTCTGGTTGGAGATTTTCCGATAACCAATTCAGCCGCGCTGTTTGCCGCGTCTTCTTTCGACTTTTGAACTTCTCTCTTAGCCACCCTTCTTGCTGCCTCCTTGACTGCGGCAGCACCTTGACGAGCCTCCTCTGTCGTCCCAGTGCGGATCATGCCAAACGCACGTTTTGCAGCCTGTACTCCGCCACCAGTTACAGAAACAGCCTCGGACGCCCGAGTGATGTCATCCAGATACGCCTTAACAGTTGGCAGTGCTTCAGGAAATTCTTGAAGCCATGTTTCAACAGACCTGTCGTCTAGCCATTTGTTGATCTTTGCTGGAGTTGCGTCTTTGCCAACGCTCTCAGCAAGGTCATTCACGATCCAGCTTTTGACAGCATCAATTCCATTTGAATCACCCTTCAATGCGTCTTTAAGCTGGCGAACCCTTTCAACTGGTCCATTTAGAAACACATCAAGTGTCCTTGAGTCCTCGGTGCCTCCAAACTTATTGAATACGCCCTTAGCAGGCCCGTCTTTGTACCTAGATGCGTAGGAGCGGTAAGCAGCGTTGGCTACAGCAAGATCAGAGTGCACTTTACCAAGTGCCTGAATGTCTGCATCCATTCCGTTCTTGACCATGGTCAAAAGACGCTGTTCTGCTGGGTCTGTAGATGCCCGGATCTTCCCGTTTAGTGTCCTAATGCCAGACATCAAGTCTTGCACAGTAACTTCTGGGGCCGCTCCTTTTTCTGGTGGCTTCAGACTTGTGATGATCTTCTGAATGGGATCAGGAAGATCACCCCACAACCCAGCTCCCTTTGCGCCCTTGGCTTCGAGTGCGGCTTGATAGGTATTTTGTGCCTTTGACTTTAGGCCGGCAACCTTGACGTCGTCATACTTCTTGTTGACATCAGCCTTCTCAAGTTCTCGTTTCTCGTTAAGAATGGTCTTTGCCGTAGCACTGGCTTGATTTTTGACGCCTCCTCTAGCCGAAATCTTTGCACGAGCCGTTTCAAGTGCCTGCTGTGCCCCCTCAAGCATACTTTCAGCAGTCTGCACCACACCGGCTGCGGCTGTTTTGGCTGCCTGTGCGTTTGCAATCGACTCGTTTAGTATGTTCGCAGCGGCCTGGTCGCCAGATTGAATGAAGGCATCCGAAGCTGCTTGAGCCTCATCCAAGAGCCTCTGCCGCTGCTGCATTAAAAACTGTTCTGCCTCCTCAAATGAAGCACCTCGTTGCTGAAGCGCATCAGTGATATTTCTAGCCGTTGCCGCTCTGGATTCTGCACGAACCTGGCGCAACCCGGCATCCATGTTTGCCAAGGCATTTCCAAGCGAAATCAGCCCCTCGTTACCAGAGATCTCACTTGTAAGCGGGGTGACACCTCCACCAGTTAGCCCGCTTGGTGCGCCTTCGACTCGCATCGCCAACGCCTCTGGGATTCCACCGGCCTCAGTGGCATACTGCTGAACGATATTGCCAGCGACCTTTCTGGCCAATTGTTCAGTGCGAATTGGACGTTGCATTAAACGCCCAGTCATTTGCTTGGGCTCCAACAGCCCTCCAGTAACCCCTCCAACCACTGCACGTTCTATGCCTCCACCCATGGCTGCCGGTATTCCGGCTCCTAGCGCAGATCCAATGGCAACAGCAGCAATTGATGCTGCGTCACCAGCAATTGCCTTTTGAATGGTTCCAACTGCTGGTCTAAGCGTAGCAAGTTGTGGAATAGCCTCTCCAACAGCACGAGAACCTCTAGCACGAGCCTCGTCAAACGCAGCCTGTGCCTGTGCCGCAGTCTGTTGTTGTGGAGTCTGAAACTCGGACACAAGACCTTCCTGCGCCAATCCACCAGCCATTGCGCCGGCCACGCCTCCAGTTACTGCGCCTACTGGACCAAGTAAAGACCCAGCCGCGCCGCCTGCTACACCGCCAACCGTAGGACCAACCTGGCTGATTGCGCCACGAGTTGCCGCTCCAATCATGGAGGGCTCCATCTCCTTCTTGTACTGCTCCCAGATAGGAGCCAGCACCGGGTACTGCTGCGGGTCGAGCGTTGCAGTGGGGCTCAGTGCGCCGGAAGCGACCTCCTTGTTGAGCACATCCCGAATCGAACCAGTGCGTTCAAGCTGGCTGGCAATGGCCTGAACATTTGACTCAGTAGGAACGCCGCCCTGTGGTGATTTTACCTTTAGCAGATCCGCAGCCAACTCGGGCGGAGGCACAAAGTCAGCAAGAGTTGCGCGAACCTCTTCAGCCGGCCTTCCCTGAAACTCAATCGGTCTTTCAAGCATTCCAGGCTGCTCGACTGGCATTTGAGCAGCGGGTTGCTGTGAACGCATCTGTCGTATAGCATCTGCAAATACCTTCGCGTCGGCAGCATTTCCGGCTGCATCAGCTTTCACCAAAGCCACGCTGAGTTCTTCGATGGTAGCCATTAGCGGTACTTGTTGAGAAGCGCGTCTAGGTCAGAACCTGCTGCTGGAGCCATTGCGTTTTGGTCAAGAGTGTTGCCAACCTTGTTGAACCAAGCGTGAAATGCTGTTCCCTTTTTGATTGGAGAACCAAAAACCTGAAACTCCTTCATCGAATTACCTGCACTACCATTGTTTTCGGATACCCAAGCAAGTTTTGCCTCGTTGTACCTAGAGGCGTACTCAGACAGTCTAGCCATGGCCTCTACGCCCTTTCTAAACTGCTCTGGGCTTGCATTTTTTGACATTACTCCAGCCTGTGCAAACTTGCGGTCAGCATCAGATGCGCTGCCAGGAGGCAGACTTTTAATGACTTCAGAATTTGCCAGCTTCTGATACTCAGTTCTTAGCATCGTAATATCGTTTCCAAGAAGTGGCACATTGTCCCTGACCCATTGCCATGCTGCGCCCTTGAATGTGCTTGGAATTTTTACTTCACCAGAATCAATCTTTGCTAAAATATCGTTTGCAAGAGAAGCGTTTTGAGTGTTTGTTGCAGCGGCATCACTTAGTTCTTTTGCATACTTATTTGTTGATGCAAAAACCTTAACTTTCTCACTTCTGCTCTGTTCCAGCTTTTGCTTTATTTCCTCAATCTGAAGTTTTTCTTTTTCAAGATCTAAAGCACGCTTTTCTTCGTCAATTTGCTTTTCTTTTATTGTCTTGCCAGTAGCAGTTTGATCTCCATACTCTTTAAGTACGTTCAATGCATTTTTGGCAAGATCTTCATCTCCAATAAGATTTGCTGCATTTACCGCAGTCAAAGCCAAAATATTTTTGTCAACTCCATTTGGAGAGTCAATTAGACTAACAATTTTACCAAACGAATCAGACACAGCTCTTGCAGCAGGGCTTGAGTCTTTACTGTTAATTAAGGCAGCTTGAACTTCTGCGGCAGACTTTTTTGCGGACTCAAAGTCTCCTGCAAAAGCAGAATTGACTACATTTACCATTCCGCTTTTTGCGGCATTCTGAAAGGCCGGGCTCATAGCCAAGAAACTTTGCTGAAACTGCCTCTGCTCAGGCCCTTTCAGTAGGGTCTGGCGATTTGACCATCCACGAATATCGCTTGCAGTTATATCCTCTCCGCTGTTGAGCTTATTTGCTACTTCGTTATTCACACGAATCTGCTCTGCTTTTCCTAGATTTTCAACAGCCGTAGCATCCAAAAGCGGAAGAATGGGAGCTAGGTCTTTTACGGTCTTTGTTTCGTCTTTAAAGTAGTTTTGAAGCGTAGACGAAATCAACTGTTTATCAGCTAACCCAAGTTTTGCTGCGCTAGCTTGAATTCCAAGAAGATTTGTGGAAGCACCAGATTGGGCAGCACTGGCCCTTGCTGCTGCAATAGCAGCCTGTGCCTTTGCCATCTCCAACGGCTGCATCTGCTGCTGAAACGCCGCTTGCTGCTGTGCAATGGCAGCCTGCTGCTGCTGAAGAGCGGACTGATCCTCCATTTGCTGGAGTTGCCGAATCCCCATCAGACTCTGCAAGAAGTTCTGAGCCGGAGGCTGCGGGATATTGATCGTGTAGTCGTATGGTCCGGCCATAAAAATTAAGCACTAGGGGTTCCGTACCAGCCACCAGCTCCACCTGGGCCTGCTGGCGCTGAGTAAGAGACATCAAACCCCGGCCCATAGGCACTCTGAGCAGCCGCCTGTGAGCCGTAGAATCCGCCGGTTCCAAGACCAGAAGTCATGGTCGGCCTATTCAGAGCATTAAACATCATGTAATTTCCAAGTCCTTGCTGTAATCCACCTCCAATGGCACCAAGCCCTTGAGCCTGTGCGCTTGCCGCCCCAATAGTACCGCCGGCCTGCGCCGCGCCCTGAGCGGCCATGATGTTGCCAATATTCTGAGCAGATTGCTGGCCAGCAGCACCAACCCCAGCCGCAGATGCCTGCCCCAGACGCAAGAGATTCTCGGCAGATGTAGAACCAAGCGATGTCAACCCGGCTAGTTTGCCATACTGTGACTCGATAAGCTGATTCAACAAAGCGGGACGAAACTGCGAAAGCGCAGCCTGTACGTTTCCTCCGCGAAGTCCACCTGTAGCCGCTGCGTTCTGAAGAATTGCCTCTTCACCCTGTCGAGCCAACTCTTGGTACTGAGCACCCTGCTTAATCTGGTTGATGGCAGCTTGCTGTTCAGCAGCACCTCGAAGCCCGGCCAGTCCCTGCATGGCCTGAAGTGCGCCTGGGCCAGCTTGAATGTACGGCTGCGTTAGATCAACTTTTCCAGCCTCAACATACGGCCTTAACGTCTCTTGAAGTTTCTCGAATTGGGATCTCTGCTCTTCAATTGCAGCTTGTTGAGCGGCCTCTTGTTGAGAGGCTGCTTTTTTTGCAGCACTTGAAGATTTGTTCGCGGCGTAAATGCCAGTGCCAATACTTGCAACTGCCGTAGTTACCCCAATAATTGCCATCGACATAATTTTATTATGCTAATTGTTTAAGTGACCTTAGCATATCCTGAAGTTCAGGATGAAGGAACGAAATGTCAATTACAGGTTCTTCAGCCAAAGTGCTTTCAAGCACCTCAATATCTGTCTCGTCCGTTGGATGAATGGTCAACCATCTCATGTCCTCTAAAATATAGAGCAGCTTCTGAACCCCAACATCAGAGACAAAAACATATGGGGCCTGAACCTCAAAGACACCTTCGCCCGACATGACTTTTGCCTTGCCAGATATTGCGACATTGAAGTGCTTCGTGTTGTGCTTTTTTCCAATAATAAAAGAGCCAGCAGGCATAAATATCTCGCGCATGTACACTCCAGGAGCGAACATGTGATTCACGGGCATTTCGACCTGTGGGAAATGAGAGAATATGGAAGCCATTTGGGCTATCTCAACATCTCTTGAAACTGAAAGCTCTTCACTCACTAGGTGATCTCCCTCCCAGAAGCAGTAAAGGTCAAAGCAGAAGCGGTCCCAGCGAGTGTCGAAATGAACCCGCCGGCCTCAAGTACCTGACCAACCAGTTCAGGACACAGGTAAGTCTCGCCGGGGACAATTGAGCGAGTCTTGATGACCAAGTTGGAGTTGCCGGCAGAACCACCAGACACAATCAGATTGACGCTCAAGGTCACGTTAGCTGTGTTCGTGTTAGTCACCGTAGCCTTGTCGATGATTGTCTTGCAGTTGACAGCGGTGTACTGGGCAGTTTGAGAGTTCTCAAGCTGCTTGGGTGGGATGATGTTTTTGACTGTGACAGCCATGGCTATGAAATGTTGTCTGTGACCGTGAGAATCACCGAGGGAATGGCAGGGACTGGAGGAGTGGCTGCCGAGGCCAATATCTGGCAAGAGGTGTCATCTGTGCTCCAGGTTAGCTCGAAGTAATCTCCGGCGTTGAGTGGCAACACGAAATTCCACGCGGCAACTGTTTCTGCGTTGTTGCCTTGAATGCGAATTTGCGTTGCGGAGTCTGGAATGTCAATTCCATTCACTCTAGGCCAGATAAAGACAAGGCCAACCCCGCCTGAAATCTTGTCAAGTTGTGCAGAGAACTGAAAGTTGTAGACACCCTCTGTGTCGATGTAGATCCGGCTGTTTGGTGTACCGGTGTAAACTCCAAAAGACAAGTCCGTAACATCAAAAGTCATCGGATACGCCGTGTTGATGACAGCAGCGGTCTGGGTAGCTGTACTGTGAAACACTCCGTAACGTTTTCGACGCACCTCATTGATGACTGGAGGAAGAATGTCTGGCTGCGCAGTCACCTGCACAACTGGAGGAGCAATGTCGGAAACACTGCTGACTTCAACGCTACGAGGGGCCAGTGCAAGCAGTTCAACCGCGTTTGCGAGTCTGTCTATAGCGGACAGTGCCTGAACGGCCTTAGAATCGGCATTCTGTGCGTTTATCGAGGCTTCCTCGATCAGTGTGGTATTGGTATCGAGGCCTGATGGGATGAGGTCAAACAGTTGCTCAAAAGCCCTGATCGCTCGCTGCGAGGGCAGGAACTGAGCCAGCTCGTTACGAGTGATCTTGTAAGGTCCATCCATATCAAACCACCAAGGGTTCTATTCTCGCTTCAAGGCGAGCTACAGCCAGTTGCGCATCACTCGTGCCCCTGAACTTCTGCGCTCTCCACTGGCGCATCCTGCCTTGCTGTAACCAAGACAGCCTCTTGCCACGCACCCCGGTCTTGCCGGCCTTGCAGACACGTTCTTGGCTCCAGGTTAAACCATCCTCAGTGTACGATGTCCAGATGCTTGGGTCTTGTCCAAAGATCGTGTTGCCAGTCAGTGCAACAAGCTCTAATTCATGGAAGATTACTCCACGGCTTTCGTTGTAGATGATGATTGTCGAGAACTGCCAGCCGTTGAGTTCGCCCCAGTGGGAGGAGAGCGTGTCGGTCAGGTAGCCAAATGCAGTGCTTGCTGGGTTACCTACGTTCCAGCGGTTGTACGCCCAGACCAAGTTCTTTGCTCTGTACTGAGCGGGACCAACGAGCCCAGTGGAAAGCGTAAACCAGACTGGCGCTCCAGCCTGAGTCGTTGAAGCTGCATCAAACACCAAAGTCTGATTGGGCAGATGGATGTAAAGCTGCCTGTAACCGTTGTCTACACGCGCTTCCATCAGAACGGTGGAGAGTTGCGCCTCAGTAAACTCGGTCAACAATAGGTCAACCTCGCGGCTGGAGATCTTCTCAGCGTTCGAGCCGGCGATAAGCCAGACTGCCGGGGCTTCGTTACGGCCTCCACCGATGAACGCAATCGACTCTTGGAAGACACAGCAAGTGTGCGTGCCGATAGTGCCGCGCTGCACCTGAGCGCCTTCTACACGCTGGAACGGGAAAAGACTGCCGCCCACGTTGTCGAAGACTTCGATGGTGTGCCGGTTGAGCGCATAGACCTCGTTGCGGACCTTGAGTAGTGCAACAACAGGGTCAGGATCTGCTTCAGAAGAGCCGTACTTGAGCGGGTTGACAGAGAACGGATCGTTGAGTTCCGTCACGATCAGGAACTCGCCGTCTGTCGTCATAAAGTAGCCATCCACCCAGACGACATCGATGACTGTGCCGAGGTCGGGATCAGTGACCTGTTGGAGCCCGGTGCTTGGACGATAGAGGAATAAATTGCCGCCTGATGCGATTGCCAAGTAGTCGAACGAGTAGTCGAAGGTCACCTGACCAGTGCCACCAACGTCCCCGATGACAGTCACGACGTTCGTACTAGAGATCGACACGAGCTTCGTGCCCATCACGCGGTAAAGCAGGCCTTCCCACTCGATGGCTCCACGGTCAATGCCGGGACCAGTGCCTAGGCTCACAATCCCGTCTGCTGGGCGAAAGTAGCCGGCAGAGATGCCAGTGTTCAGAATGACTGGCACCATGTTGCGCGGGTATTCCACGCGGAAATCCCCAGCGGTGTCAGTGTAGATGCCGTTGAGGATTGGAACTTGCATTACTTCTTCTTCGCAGTCTTGGCAGCAGCCTTGAACGCAGCAGCAGTTGGAGCGCCTTTGGTGCCCGGTTTACGCATCCGCTCCTTTGAGCCCGCCTCAATGCGCTCACGTTTGGCATGAATATTACTGTATAGACCCTTTTTCATTTGCAGTTCCAGCGTTTCATGCTTGCAGCTTTGCGAGTTGGCCGGCCTTTCTCGTCCTTCATAGGCCCAGGCATTCCACCCATTCTGGCGCAAAAAGAGCGCCTGCGGGCTGCGTCTTTCTCGGTCTTAGGATGAGGAGCCGGTGGCTTGAGGTTGCTGCCAGTTGCAGCGTTGTACTTGGCGCGTCCCTTGGCAGTAAGCCCGGCCCCTTTGGACACGGGCAGCTTCTCGCCTCGGGCGACAGACAGGTTGACTTGTTTTTTAGGCATCTTCAGGAGTTGGAGGAGGAGGAACAAACTGACCGTCGATGTAGCTCCAGCCGATTCCAGCACCAGAGTCTCCAATAGGCTCAACATAGTAGCCAGCAGGAGGAGTCCAAGGAGTCACGCCGTCCCAGATGACGACGTTCTCCACGATGTTTGTTTCGGAACTGATTACTGCGTATTTCATGCTTAGAAGTAAGCTGTGATGATTGCCATGCCATCTGCGCCAGTGCCACCATTTCCAGATTGTGTTCCGAGTTGAGTTGCAGCGCCACCGCCACCGCCACTGGCTGGAAAGCCACCAACTGCACCGTTTCCTCCGCTGACACCAACGCTTGCCCCACCTCCGCCTCCACCAGATCCAGCCGCAAATACCCCGGCTGCTGCGTTTGCATTTGCGGTTCCAGCAGTTCCAGATGCTCCTGTTGCCGTTCCTCCACCTCCACCAGCAAGATTCAAGACGCTAGAGCGACCGCCTGCTCCGCCTGCAAACTGGGCATTGCCACTACTGATTCCCCCACCAGCACCACCACCGGCTCCTCCACGCATTGTGGACGTGTATGTTGAAACTGGAGATCCAACTCCACCAGCTCCTCCATTTGTGGCCGCTGCACCTCCTGCATTGGATGCCAAAACAGCAGGTCCAGCAGCTCCGCTAGTGGCTGTTCCGCCAGATCCACCTCCACCGCCAAACGCAGTAAAGAAGGAGCCAAAGGTAGTATTTCCGCCGGGAGATCCAGAATTACCATCTGAATCAACAGTGACACCTGCTCCACCAGCACCACCTGCACCAATTCCAATCGGAATCACAGCGCCAACACCACCAATCGCGCTTACTGGCACAATCGTTGAAAAGTAGCTTCCTCCACCTCCGCCTCCACCTCCGCATCGGACAACCGTTGGAGACGCATTCCTTCTGCCAGAACCACCTCCTCCGCCTGCTGCCAAAAGCTCCATGCCGATCGCAAATGCACCGGCGGGAATAGTGTAGTTGCCAGAGGTTGTGAAGACCTGACTAGAGGTAGGGCTGTACTGATGTTGGTGGTCTGCCCGTGCAGCAAACTGGCTCAGCCCCACAACAGGAGTCGTAGCCAAAGCAGCGGGAGCCGTCGTGGACAGCCCGGCAATATCAGCAGTGCTCAACGCTCCAACCTCTGCAGCGGTAGGAAACACATGCTGATGGTCAGCAGGAGAAGCAAAAGTGCTCAAGCCAACAACGCCAGTAGTAGCAAGTGCCGCAGGCGCAGTGGTCGAAAGCCCCGCAATCTGGGCGGTTGTGAGTGCTCCTAAAAACGAGACAGCAGCAGCCTTGTTAGCGGACTGCATGAAGGAGTCAATGTCGGCTGAAACTGTAAGGTCTGGCATGGCTAGGGTCTGATGTAGATTGAGGTGCCGTCAGGACGTTTGAACTGGGAGGTCGCATCTGGACGCAGGTAAGTAAACGTGACGGGAGGCGGAGGCGTTACTCCACCAGCCGTCGCCGGCGTTTTAGACCTGCGTCTGGACAAAAAGCGAATCACAGGCCAATTCCTTGGATGATGTGCAGTGAACCGGCCCCACCAGGCGAGATGAAGGAAACCGTGTCATCGTCCTGGTCTTTACCGATTGTAACCTGAGACCCCACAAGCACGGGGTAACCAGCAGTCGTCGCAGGCGTCCCAGATGTCGCAGTGCCTACGCGAACATAGACAACGGTTGAGCCGAGGTTGGTGAACACCACAGACTCAGAGGTGAGCCCCAGAGTAATGGATTGAGAAGTGACATTCGGCGTAACAGTGACGCCGAGGTTGTAAGCAGGTTGAAAAGCGAGTCCCATAAGTCAAAGTGATTAACCAACACGATACCAAGTCTTGAGTATTGGTTCAAAGCGCAATGTGAAGAAGCCTCCAGAGGAGATTGTTGTAGGAGTGCCAACGCCCAGTGCACCATTCAGGTTGATTGTCAAAGCCGTCACCGTCTGAGACGAACTGACGATGATTTCCTGAGACTCCACGCAGTTCGCAACATCAGGGAGAACGATCGTACCAGCCGCCATTGTAGCGTTGGGAGTGAGCACTAGCCAAACACTAGCACTACTGTTGGTGATAGTGACACTGAAGCCTGTGGATGTCGGGCCTGCGTATTGGATGATTTTCCCATCGCCGGCAGCGCCTTGAGACTGGATGTACTGGGCGACAGTGTCAGCGGCAGCGCGGTAATCCTGGTTGTTGACGTTGACAGCAAAGTAGGTGCTGCTTGTGATCGTGTCGATCAGTGAAAGGCGTTCGATAGCCATAGACTAAGAGTTCTTGAAGAGCATCTGGTCGTTATTTTCGACCACAAGCGGGTTAAGGTCTGGAACATTGACGAAAACCTGATCGGTGCGCTTGAACCCAGCCCCAAGCGGGAGCGTGCGCGGAAACTGTTGCTCGAACGGAGCGGCAGCCTCCATCAGAAGCTGATCGTAAAGCATTTTCGCGTTAGCTTTCGTATCCGGCGATAAAGACTTTCCGTAGGCGGGAGCAAGACGTACAGCAAGGTTAAGCACCAGAGCCTCGTTGTTCGTAAGAGATGTCTCAATGGGATCATCAATGTTGCTGTTTTGAGGGCTGACCGGGAGAGGATAACCAATCTGAATGTTCCTTGCCTGCCAAGAGGCGACCATAAGATCCAAACGCCTGAGCGCACTGTCGAGTTGATCCGGGGTAAGGTCGAAAATGTACGACGCGAGCCCGATTTCCTCGAATGCCTGCTCAATAATCTGTTTCTTGGTCCAGCTCATGTTACTTGGCTAGTGCTTCGTCAATCATCTGAGCGATCTTCTTGTCACTGTACCTGCCATCAAACTTGATTCCAAGCTCTGTAGCCTTGGTTTCCAGTTCTTGCCGGGTAGGAGGGGCAAAATCATCTGGAACAGGCTCAGAAACGGTTTTCTGAGGCTCCACTGGGCGGTTTTTAGCTTCTATTGCAGCCTCAAGGCTTTCAAACCAGCCTTCACTGAGCTTTTGCTCCAGTTCTTCAGCGTTTTTAACGCCTGTGAAATCGTAAGTGCCCTTGAGGCGAAGATACTTCCCTTCAGCCTTGTACACCAGTGAGGGAAATTCAGTCATTTCCTGAGGCGTCCAACAGGTTTTCCAGCGGCAACACGAGATTTACGGGCAGAACTCAAAGCCATCGCAACAGCCTGCTTCTGCGGGTAACCAGCCTTCATCTCCTTACTGATGTTTTTGGAGATGGTTTTCTGTGAATAACCTTTTTTGAGTGGCATAAGAAGCTGATACACAAAAGGGAGGGCGGAGTCAACCACCCTCCCCTTGTGAATCGGGTCGTTTAGACCTGGCCGAACAGGATGATCCCGCTCATTTCAGGCTGCTTGTTCACAACCCCGAAGAGCGTGTCCAAACGGTAGCGAGTCTTCATCGTGTTGATGTCGTACTGCTTCTGCATGACCAACTCAATCCCCTGATCGGTGGAAGCACGCATCACGTTCGCTCCGGCGTCCGAGGGCACCGCATAGCGACCGGGCAGGATTTCGATGGCGTCCTTCTGCCAGAAGCAGTTGATCGGAGCCGCAGCCGTGTTGAGGAACACAATGGCGCTGTTGGACGCCTTCGTGTTGACCACACAGTTCTGGTACTCAGAACCGGCAGCGGACGACACCTGGTTGGAGATGATCGGAGGGCTGATGACCAAGCTCGTGCCACCAGCGGGGACGCTGATAACGCGGAAGGTCTTCAACTGGCCGGTGTCACCCTTGGTGATGTGATGCACAGCGTTCACGGCAGCGATCGTGAAGCAGTCGCCAGCAACAACGCCGGTCGAGCTGGACACGGTGATCGTCTGGTAACGGTTGTCCACGTTGAGCCGTTCAGCGGTCGTCGGGGACGTGCTGATCGCTTTCGGGATGTAGTAGTTGTTCGCGGAGTCGCGAGTGTCGATCGTGATGCCGGAGCCGGCAGCCGCACCAATGCGGTTCGCGTAGTCGAGCTTGAAGGTGTCGAAGCTCGCAACCTGGCCGATGTAGGCGCGGTCGTAAGCGGTCAACGCCTTGCCGGACAGCGTCTGACGCCCGGCGAGGTTGTTCGCCATGCCGTTGTAGTCGCGGGTGGACAGAGCCAAGTAACGCGAATCGAAGTTGACACCTTGCTCATTGAAGATGGCTTCGCACTGGGCGACATCGTCAAACCCGGTGGCAGCCGAGAGGCGCTTCACAACGAGCGTTCCCTGAGCGGAAGCGACGTTCAAAACAGCCACGTTGATGTCGCTCGCCAGCTTCTGCTTGGCGGCGTCACCCAAACGCTGTTCCTGAAGGGCGTCACGGAGTTCAGTCGCCGTCATGATCCACGGCACAGACTGGTTGAAACCAATCGTTGCTGGGACAGCCAACTGGATGTAGTCCGTGAAGTTGCTCGTCATATCCGTGCCCGAGTAGGACTTGGAAATGTAGGGCTGGGGCCTCCAGATCACGTTGTTGGTGCGTTCCATCATCGTCTGATCCGTGTTGTAGATCGAGACGTTGCGGGACAGGACGAGTGCGTCTTGGAAACCTTCGAGGAGGTTTTCAAAGGCCACCCTTTCTTCTTTGCTGAATGAATTAGCCATAAACTAGGATTGCTGAGATTTTAACTGACGTTTGAAAGCCATGACTTTGGTGTAGTCTCCAGTGCGAGAGGCTTCTTCACGCAACCGTTCCAACTGACCGTTGGACGAATCAAGACTACCGTTGCCGTTAATCTTCTTTTCAGGAGGAGGAGCTTGTTTGCGAGATGTCACAGTCAGTTGGGTTTCGAGTTTTGCTACTGCAAAGGCAAACTTGACGGGATCAGTGATCTCACCGAGTTCCTTTGCTTTCTTTGGGTTCTTACCCAAAGCGTACACAACAACAGCCGGGTTCTGAGCACCCTGAAGGATGATTCCCTGCTGAGTCACATTCAGTGTTTCAAGAACAGTCTCTTCAGCGTCTTGAAAGTCAGGCACTTTGAGCCCTGTTTTGGACTCGTTGTAGCCTGCCAACTTCTTCTGCCAAGATTCTGCTTCCTCCTGCTGCTTGGCTCTCTGCTTGGCTTCAGCCTCTTCAGACTGGCGCTTCCGCTCAAACCAACCAGCAAGTTCGTTCTCAAACTTGTCTGAATCGTAATCGCAGTCCTCAAGTGTCGGTTTCTTGCCGGGGACAACAGGAAATTGCTCTGTAGCCGGTGCAACCGCTTTGAGTCTTTCCTCAAGTTCGCGCTTCTCACGCTGCAACTCTCGGTAGTTCTTCCTCAGGTTACGCACCCATTCGGGTGCCTGCTTCTCTTCCTCTTCCTGGGGTGGCGATTCCCCTGCGATAATCACCACGGTTTCATCCCCCGTATCTTCAGCTTTCGCAGGCTCTGTATTTTCTACAGCCTCTGTTACGACTTCAGGTTTATCGAGTTCTTCGACCGTTTCTTTATCTTCTGCCTGTTGGGTACTATTCATATGTTCAAAACCATCCAAAATGCAATAAATATTATTGCATCTGCGGATTCGGCTGTGTCAGCCGGTCAGCCAAAGCAAAGATCCGCTCCTGATCGGTCGTACTGACCTTCGATAGCGTCTCAGTCGTCTTTGCCCTCGCTTCCTCTGCCTTGGCAACAGCGAGAATGCTATCTGCCTGCGCTTTAGAAGCCCGTGCAATGGCCTCTTCACTCGCCGCCTGCAAGTACTGCGCCTGTGGGTCTGGAGCGGCATTCTGAGCCGCCGCAGCCATTTCTTGCGCCTCTGCTTCTGTGGGCTTAAGTACACCCATGCCAAGCAGTTTCCTACGGAAGTAGTCGCGAACGTCGCTAATCCCTTCGCCTTCCATGTTGAGCATCGCCATCGCAGAGAGCACCTGAGTCATCTCAGGATCCTGGGTGAGCGTCATCATATCAGTGAGCGCCCGGACAGTGGCTTGCCGCTTGGTGCTCGAACTAGGTCCAACAGTCACGACGATGTCGTAATCAGCGTCAGAGAGATCATTCTCATACTCGATCTCGCCTTCATCATTGACCACCGGCTTGAGCAGCTCCACGGGCTCCATCTTGCCGCTCTCGTGGATGCTTTTCATCTTGCGCCCTTCTTCGACGAAGATGTCTTTGGCGATTGAAAGCCAGATCTCTCCACAGCGTTTAATGGCCTTTGCCATGTTGGACATGTAGATGAAGGTCTGCATGTCGAGGCGCTGTTGAATCAGCTCTACAGTCTTGCCGCTCAAGTGACTCACCATCTTGTCGCCCTGCGCCGGAGAGCCCAAGATCTCTTGCATGTCGACTTCAGTCAACTGAAGAAGGGCTGCCATCGAAGGAGGTATCGAGGGGGGCTTAGTGTAGGCCACAGGACCACCAGGCATGGGGTTCCCATTGGCGTCAGTCATCGCGTTGACGAGCAGGTAAGGATAGTTCTTGAGGTTATCCTCCGCCCACATCAACTGATGCCCCGCCACCTGTTCAGGGATCATGATTGGCTTCTCAACAGCACTAAGAGCAGCGATCTCGCCCAGCTTACTCAACTGCATGTTCTTGAGGCGTTGAGCGTCCTTCGCAAGCCTCACATGGCCCATGCACCTCTCGACGTTGTCGACAAACCAACGTTTCCCGTACACAGGCACGATGGGGATATTTTTGCCTGCAATGTAGCCGCAATCTTCCAAAATCTTGGCTCCAGACATGATGTACTTGCGTACCTTGCGCGTTTTAACCTTCTTACGCCGTACTTCCTTCCACCCAGTCGCGAGCATTTCTTCTTCTTCGTCCAACTCATCAGGCCCAAGACTCTCTTCTTCCCCATTGAAGTCCTTGTAGATCCTGATCTGTTCAGATACCTCTTCCACCCTGTAGTACTCCGCGACGTACACTACAGAGGGCGTGTACCAGTCAAACTGTGATCTTGTAACAGTCTTGGGCCAGGTTGAGGGGTCGTCATTGAACTCAGCCTTGTACGCCTCATAGGTCATACTGGTGAGAACAAAGCACCGTTTGGCGTCGGCCTTGTCTTGCCTTTTGGCACCGAGGTCGAAGTAGACACTGTTGTCGGCGTCAAAGATCGGCTCGATGCAAATGCGCTGCTTCTCGTCCTCCGGGTCTTCTTCGTTCTGGTATTCAGTCCTCAGTCTCCACGCTCCAAACCCACCCATCACAGCCTCTTCAAAGGCGTTGTCGTACGCCTCTTCAGCCCCCGAGTCCTGTTCATCAGCCCTGTACAACCCGGCACAAGTGTCAGCGAGTTTGTCGTACTCTTCGCCCTCTTTGGACACAAAATTCACACTGATCCTGTTGTTGCGATACTCGTTAATGATACGAAGCACCGCCATATGGATCTTGTTGACCTCAAACCTCGGTTTGTTCTCGAATTGTTGTCCAAGAGGTCCTTCCCACTGCGCTCCTGCCAAAGAACAGAATCTGCGGTCACCAAGGCAGTTCATGCGCTCTTGGTACAAGGCAGACTGAATTTGGTCGAACTCAGCACGAGCCTCTTGATGGATCTTTGCCAACTTATCTTCGTTCATCGTTTGAAAAAGTTAATCACCGGCATTACAAAAGAACTACTCTTCTTTGTGCCATACTTAGATGGAATTGCCGCTCTACTCAAGCCACTAACCACCAAGTACCGTGTCGCATCCATCAAATGGTCATTATCCTTCACGACCTTCCCTTTCTCATCCCTGCGATAAAGGCGAAACTCGTTTAACCAGTTCTTCAGACTCGGGAACACTCTCAACTTGCCGGCTGACATCGTCTGCCACACCGTGTAAAGCCCGCTCTCCACTGCGTTATTCGCAAGGGTTATGTCGAGCCCAAGTCGCCTGTACATGCCCAAAAGCTGCTGACCGTCTGTCTGCGCTCGACCGCGACTGGCTGGATCAATTACCCCCGGCATCTCGCCACGGGCTTTAATGGCCTCAGCATGTAACACCGGCTCCGCCTGTCCCCTGTAGTATTCAGAGTAAAGGTAAGTCACCTCTGTATCTGGGTTCGTAGCACCCCACACCACAGCAGTCCTGTTCCAGCCAACGTCCATGCCAAAACACCGTCTCCAGTGCTCTGGAATCGAAAACTCATCACAAATCAACTCACTTTCAGGCACCGGGTAAATCGCCCCTGCTCCAAGCTGCGGCACCCCCTTAGACCGTGCATCTCTCTGAAACGGCGGGATACTCGCCCACAACTCATCTTTCTGCTGTTGGCTTAGATGAGGAACATCATCCCAAGTCGCCATCCCCACAAACTTGCTCCCCGCAGCCTGCTCTTTAATGTCTCCATTCGGCAGGAACGATAGCACTGTCTCACTCATCCCCATCAGAGGCGTGAAAGTGAGCATCGTCATTCCGTTATTGGTCATCGTACGAAGCAAACACTCCGTATAGACATCCAAAGGCGGCTCTTCGTCCAACCAGATGACATCCTGCTCCGATCCCTGAAACGCCTCCCGCCTCTGGTCGTAAGACTTGAAAGTCAGCCTCGACTCCCCACCAGAGGCATGACGAACAGTGATCACTTCAATAGCCTCTGCCACCCCTGCTTTGGCAGTAGTCTTAATGAGGTCGTTCTTGGGAATCAGCCCTGTGCCAAACTCTCCAGGTGGGCCCAACAACTTCATCTGCAAAATGTCACGAGTCGTCTTCCCAGTATCCCCTGCCGCCCAAGCTGAAATGGGTCTGTCAAACTTCCTCCCCTCCCACCAGTCAGGATACTTTCCTGTCATGTGTAACACCATCTCGTAGCCACCAATACTCTCAGTCTTTCCAATACGGTTGGCAGCCATCATCAGCCGTTCCCTGTACCGTGCCCCAGCTCTAAAGTACTCAAGGTGCTTGGGGTACGGCTCCCT